AACTTCCGCTATGACCTAGCTGTCACACACCCATACAAGGGTAACCGTAAGGATGTAGAGAAGCCACAACACTTGGAAGCTATCCGTAAGCACATGATCAAAGCATGGGAAGCTGTTGTCTCTAAGGGTGAAGAGGCTGATGACTTGATCGGCATAGCAGCTACAGAGATTGGACCTGAGGCTATCATCGTTACGGTTGACAAGGACATGCTACAGATTCCTTGTCGTCACTACAACCCTACAAAGGGTGAGCACAGAGTTGTGTCAGAGGAAGATGGTATGAAGTTCTTCTACAAGCAGATACTCACAGGTGACCGTGCCGATAACATCAAGGGTTTGTATGGTGTTGGTCCTGCTAAGGCAGAGAAGATAGTCGCTGAGTGTAAGACTGAGTCGGACTATTACCTTGAGTGTCTCCACCAGTACGGTGGTGAAGAGGATCGTGTCATTGAGAATGCCAGACTACTCTGGTTACGTCGTTACCCTAACCAACTATGGGAGCCACCACAGTGCGTTACAGATCAGGCTTAGAGAAACGTACAGCTAAGTTTCTACAGAAACACAAGGTAAAGTTCAAGTATGAAACCCTGAAGATACCTTGGCAACCAGCTATCAAGACGTACACACCAGACTTCATCTTACCGAATGGTATTATAATAGAAACTAAGGGCAGGTTCCTACCTTCAGATAGAATGAAACACCTCATGGTTAAAGAACAACATCCAGAATATGACATCAGGTTTGTCTTCAGCAACCCTAACGCCAAGTTATTAAAGGGTTCTAAAACAAGTTATGCAGACTGGTGTGAGAAACATGGCTTCCAGTACGCTAAGGAAACTATTCCTTTCTCATGGATCAAGGAGAAAAGGTCTTGACAATGCTGACTATAGAGGATAAACTAACAGTTCTGGCCGAAGACTTCGACACAGACTACGTGTTAGAAAACGCAGACATTACGAAGTATCATGTGTTCAAGCTACTTCACGAAGAAGGTCTACTGAAACTTGATGACTTCATTGACACAAGTAACGAAGAAGAAGAGATAGAAAGTTGGGAACAATGATTAATGAAACAGACTTAGAAGCATGGGAATACTACAGCGAACCCTTCATTAGTATGAACGAATACTCACAGATGGCATCGAAGACAGCTATCTATAAACAGGAACATGCTATCATCTACCCTGCACTGGGTCTTGCAGCAGAAGCTGGTGAGGTAGCTAACAAGGTAAAGAAGATCATGCGTGATGGTGTCTTCAATCGTGAAGCTATCGCTGATGAAGTTGGTGATTGTCTGTGGTACATTGCCGCATTGTGTCGTGACTTGAATGTTGATATGCAGGACGTTGCAATAAAGAACCTAAAGAAACTACGTGATCGCCAACGTCGAGGTAAGATCGCAGGAGAGGGAGATAAAAGATGAACAACCATTTACCAACAGACTACCAGTCTTTCATTCACACATCACGTTACGCACGTTACGTGGATGGTAAGGGACGTGAGTCATGGCCAGAGACTGTTGGACGCTACATGGATAATGTGGTACGTCCTGTGTTGGGTGATGACAGTTACGTCAATCAACTAGAAGAAGCTATCCTGAACTTAGAAGTCATGCCCTCTATGAGAGCTATGATGACAGCTGGCCCTGCCTTGGAACGTGACAACACAGCAGGGTACAACTGTTCATACCTACCTGTCGATGATCCTAAATCATTCGACGAGGCTATGTTCATTCTGTTGTGTGGTACAGGTGTCGGGTTCTCTGTCGAACGTCAGTACATTCAGAAGTTACCTGAGGTGCCTGAACTGTTTGACAGTGAGACAACAATCATGGTCAAGGATAGTAAAGAGGGTTGGGCTAAGGCATTCCGTCAGCTACTAGCTTTGCTGTGGGCAGGTGAGATTCCTAAATGGAATGTATCTAAAGTACGTCCTGCGGGTGCTCGACTAAAGACATTCGGTGGACGTGCCTCTGGCCCTGCACCCTTGGTTGACCTGTTCAACTTTGCTGTCAAAGTATTCAAGGATGCACAGGGACGTAAGCTATCGTCTATCGAATGTCACGACTTGATGTGTAAGATTGGTGAGGTTGTTGTTGTAGGTGGTGTACGTCGGTCAGCTATGATCTCTCTGTCTAACCTGTCAGATGATCGTATGCGTCATGCTAAGTCAGGTCAGTGGTGGGAACAGAACCCTCAACGTGCCTTGGCTAATAACAGTGTAGCATACACAGAGAAACCAGACAGCCTGTCGTTTATGCGTGAATGGATGTCTCTTGTGGAATCTGGTTCTGGTGAACGTGGAGTATTTAACCGTGAAGCATCTAAGAAACAAGCTGCGAAGTATGGCAGACGTGATAGCAACTATGAGTTCGGGACAAATCCATGTAGTGAGATAATTTTGAGGCCTTACCAATTTTGCAACCTTACGGAGTGCGTTGTCCGTGCTACGGACACTGTCGATGATTTGGAACGAAAAGTCAAGTTGGCAACTATTCTGGGAACTATCCAGTCAACGTACACAAAGTTTCCATATCTGCGAAAGGTGTGGGCAAACAATACAGAAGCAGAACGACTGCTCGGTGTGTCTCTCACAGGGATAATGGACAACCCTCTACTAACGAGTAAAAATCATGGCCTACCTAAAACTCTTGAACACCTTAGACAGGTTGCTGAGGATACTAATAACAAGCTCAGTGGTGATCTTGGGATTAACCCTAGTGCTGCTATTACATGTGTCAAGCCAAGCGGAACAGTCTCCCAGCTTGTCGACTCAGCCTCTGGTATCCACGCACGACATAGTCACTACTACATTAGAACCGTTAGAGGAGATAACAAAGACCCCTTGACACAGTTCATGATTGATCAGGGTATCCCTAACGAACCTGATGTGTTCAAACCTGACCAGACAACAGTGTTCTCATTCCCTGTCAAGGCACCTGCTGGTGCTGTTGTCACTGAAGACATGACAGCCATTGAACAGTTAGAGACATGGTTGATGTTCCAACGTCACTGGTGTGAACACAAACCCTCAGTCACTATCAACGTCCGTAAGGATGAGTGGTTCGAGGTAGGTGCTTTCGTGTACGAACACTTCGATGAAATGTCAGGGGTATCCTTCCTGCCTTACAACGAACACACGTACCAACAGGCACCCTACCAAGAGATCGGCAAGTCAGAGTATGAAGAGTTAGCCAAGAATATGCCAGAAAAAATTGACTGGAGCCTCTTGACAAACTATGAAGAGTCTGATAACACCGTAGGAATGCAGACTATGGCCTGTTCAGGTGATAGCTGTGAAATCGTAGACCTAACCGCATAGGAGAAAATATGCTAGAATTATACGCAGTATTTGCAACAGCAATAGCAATTCATCAGTTGTTAACATAATGATGTACGTAATGGTAAGCCGACGGAACTGTTCTTTCTGTGAGAAAGCCAAGCAGCTTATCAACTCTAAAGGGGGTAGTGTTAGTCATTACTCCCTTGAAGAGTCCAAGTGGATACTTGACTTGTTTAAGAAAGCTGATATAAAGACAGTACCACAGATATGGACATACACAGGTAAACATATTGGTGGTTACACAGAATTAAAGGAATACCTTGGTGACAAAGATACGTAAGAACTTTAGCAAGGCTTTGTATGAAGCATATGATGGCCCTGCACGTACAGCCTTAGTACTATTTCTTGAAAGTAAGGGACACACTGTTGTCAATAACGAAGAGAATTACAGTGTCGATGTTGTCAGTCAGAAGGATGGCCATACATACTTCAACGAGGCTGAGATTAAGACAGGTTGGAAATCGGACTGGCCTGTAGATTGGAAAGAGATACGGATACCTGAACGTAAGCAACGTCTGTTAGACAGACAGGTAGATGGTTTCCTAAACTTCTATGTCTTTCGTGCTGACTTACGTCAGGCATGGCGTATCAAAGACACACTACTGACACAAGATTCTTTACGTGAAGCTAAGGGACGTTACATCAAGAAGGGTGAACAGTTCTTTCACGTACCTTTTACAAAAGCGGAGTTGATTAACATATGAGCCAAATGGAGTTCTTTACTGACAGTGAGATGGGTGACCTAATAAATAACCCACCTCACTATGGAGATGGGTCTATTGAGTGTATTGATTATATGAAGGACAACATGGATACCATGATGTACCTAGGGTACCTAGAAGGTAATACCAAAAAGTATTTGCATCGGTATCGTTACAAGGGGAAGCCTGTAGAAGACCTGAAGAAAGCTAGGTGGTACCTAGACAAACTAATCCAAGAAATGGAAGGAAGTTAAAATGTTGTTTACACCCCTGCTCTTAGTCTGTATGCAGGATATGTCCATGTGTAAAGTTCAGTCTACTGGAAGTATCTTACCTACAGAGAAACAGTGTATGTTTGAGATCGGGGGTGGCATTGAAGCATTTGAAGCTGCTGGTTTCGTTGTGGTAGATTATCAGTGTGTCACTTGGGAGAAACGACAACCAGCTTAATTACTTCCAGCTTACCCTCTTCTTGCTTGTCTTCCGTTTCATTGGCCCCTTCTTACACTGAGCCATTGTAGGACGACAAGCAGGGTAGGCACCTTTAGTTCTGTCTTTACGTCCACAAGGCCCACCTGTCTTACAGTTGACCCATCCTGTGCCTTTGTTCTGAGAGAACCAAGTCCTTAGAGAATTTTTAGTCTTAGCCATTTTATTTCTTTTTACTCTTATTGCCCCAATTCTTAGCACCTACTTTACGACACTGAACAAGAGCACCACTAGCATAAGCTGATGGCCAAGTACCACCGTTGCGTGTGTATCTGGCCTTTACTTTTTTGTAGCAAGCATCACGCTTAGGTTTCTTAGCCATCCTTCTTTCTCTTTGCCCCTCTTTTCCTGTAGCCCGAAGCATATACAGCACGTCCTTGTTTCTCTGCTTCGGCTTTGGTTCTATAGACTTTTCCTGTCTTACCCCAACGGTACCCACCTTTCACTTTGTATACTGGCATTTACCACCTCTCTAGATAGACACCTAGATAGTATATCCCAAGGACACAGACAGTGACCGCTAGGAGTATACCAGATGTTATCTGTATCTGTTCCATTCTCTTTTCGTAGGCTTTCTGTGCTGCTTTCTTAGCTTCCTGTCTTCTCTTACGAGCTTCGACCTGATAGCTTTGCCACCTCGCCCAAGTCCCAGCGGGAGCATAGAGTCTGCACCAAGACTCCAATTCACGACGTTGTTCCCTGATGCGTTCTAATGCTTGGAACTCTTCCCAGTCCCCTTCCTGACCACCTGTTATAGCTGTAATAGGACTATTCTTTTTCTTCTTGACAGCCTCTTGTAGTTCTTCCTCAGCGGTCAGGAACTTACCCACCTGACCTACCATATCCTTTACTTCTCTGCCGTTCTCTAGACACTTACGTATGACACTGTAAGCAGCGTTAGCGGCAGCAATGGTTTCTAGGATTGGCATATCACCTGTCCCTTAGGCTTTGCTCTATGTTGTCTAGTTTATTAAAGATGGCCTTGATAGTTTCCTTCATCTCTTTCATCTCACGATCATAGGATGTCTTAGATGCTTCTAGTTGTGCTTTCAAGACAGCAACCTCAGTTGAGAGTTTATTACAGGAAGTAAACAGATACCAGACAACAAGTGCAATAGGTGCAACAAGCCACTGCATGACCAAATCAATAGTATCCATCATTTCAATCACCACTTCTTACAAGACCAGTAACGAGCCGTGAACTTATCCTTGGCTGTATCACACTTATGTCTAGCACGAAATGACTTTCGACGCTTAGGGTTTGACTTCTTGATAGTCATGTTAGGATCACCGAAACGGATGATCTTTTCTTTGCCATCTTTACAGGCTTTGACAACGAACTTCTTCGAACCCCCTGAGGTACGTTGAGGTGAGTTGCACTTCATTCTTGATTTGTCTGCACGTTTAGCCACGGTACCGTCCTAGTGTTATAGTCTTTAAGAAACCCCTCCAGATTTCATTAGGGGAAGGTAGCATCCAGCCTAAGATTAGCAGGATTATAACCCATGTCGGTATATCTTGGTTCATAACCTTAACGGATTCTACGGCACCTCCTACAGAAAAGGCACCTGAAGATTTATCTACTGTTACATTCTCTCCTGATATGTCAGAACTTTGGTCAATGACAGACTGATTATTCTCAGCACCTGCCTGTACGTTAGCATTTACCGTTGGCCCTTTACTTCCACCACCTAAGAGTGATGCGGCTCCACTAAGGACACCGCAGCTGCTTAGAAATAATGATAGGGTCAGGGCCAAGAAGATACGCATTAGTCACCAATAGCTTTTGTAACTGCTTCAAGTTTTTCAACATCACCATCTTTGTCAATGTCTAATACTTTATTGGCCTCATATGCTTTAGAACCTTTTCGGTACATGACATAATCATCGTCTTTACCGACAGCACGAGGCCAATGGACAGCCATATACAAATCACCGAAGTCTTCCATCTTGCCTTTAAATCTAGACAAGTACTTTTCGACAAAAGCCATTTGTTCAACTCTTGTCATAGCTGCTAATTCTTTGGTGCTGGTTCCCAGTTCTTTAGCTGTCGATGGAATAAACTGAATTAGACCCATAGCATTTGAAGTACCAGCTTTCTGGGAAGGACTAAATGAACCAGCTGTTTCAAATTGTATGACACGAAGAAGATCATCACTAGAAATACCTAGATTAGATGATACCTCATTGACTTTATCTAGGAAAGCTGTATCTTGTTGTACACCTTCAGGTAAGTCTAATTCAAGTACACGTCGTCTGTCTTCAGGGACTGTGTCAAATCTTAGTTCAGGACGAGGCACAGGAGTAGGTGTGACACCCTCTTCTTCAAGAACAGGCTCAAAGGCTGGTGCTTGTGGCTGTGTAGCACCTACCTGCATATCAAAACGTTGCTCAGGTGCTGGCATCTCAGCCATAGGAGCCATGGGTTCAGGTGCTTCAGGCTGTTCAGGAGCCTTAATCATAGCTCCAATTTCTTCATCTACTTCAGGAGGTGCTCTAAAAAGTTCACGTAGAGTTTTTCTGAATAAAGCAAAGTCTTTTTCCCATGGCCCAGTCTTCATAACTTGAGCATCAGCCTGTTCAGGTCTAGGAATGTCCTGAAGTGCTACATCATTGTCCCATGGCCCTGCCATATTATTGTCCTTTTTGACGTACAATTCCGTTAGGATCAACGTACCACTCACCAGCATTGATAGAAGCATAAAGTTTCTCATCTGAATCTGTCTCATCTGACCAGAAGATGTCATAAGGGTTTTCTTTAGTACCGAAGACACCATCCTGTGCTTGAGGTGTTACAGGCTGGATCATAGTAGCTTCGATACGGTCAGTGGATACACCTAGTTTTCTTAGATTATCAGTGTAGTACTTCAGGCTTTGTGATGCTTTCTGAACCTTACGGTAATCTTGGAAGGCTGTGTTAAACTTGAATCCAGCATTTTCAACTTGACTACGTTCGAAAGTGTCTAAACGACGACCACGATCTGCAAGCATAGCTGTGACATCACCGTTATAATGTTTAGATGCAAAACCACGTACAAGAGGAAGTACTTCACGATCCATACGAATCTGCCCTGAATCAACACGTGCCTCTAGGTCATACTCAATCTTACCTAAACCTGTAATCTTGAAGTAGGATGCCTGCATAGAACCTGACATAGCTGTTGTTGCAATATTAAACTGAGCCTGTAGACCATCAATCAAACGGTTGCTTGCAATCTCAGCTTTCTCAGGGTCAAGATTACGGATCAAGGCTAGTTTAGAGTATGTGTCATCATTATAGACAAGATTCATTGTTTCAGTTTTAAACAATGTTGGTGATGTTGCAATG